ATCCACAACGGATCTCACAACTTTGTTTACAGTTCCTAGTGATGCCGATTTCAATGCAGCTGTTGTTAACTCTATTTTAGTATCTGAAGACAGTGGTAATGCAGATACAATAACAGTTCAACTTGTAAGTGGTAGTGATACATTTAATTTATTTAAAGTAAAAACTGTAGGGGCGAATACAACCATAGAATTACTCACAAAAGATCTAATATTACAGAGTGGAGAGATATTAAAAGTACAGGCCGCAACTGCAAATAGACTACATGTTGTGGCTAGTATTCAAGAGTTATCGAAGACAAGGGTAACAACAAGTGCATTGTCAAGAATTTAAAAGGCGTATAGACGAATTTGTTAAAATAAGATAAGGTAACAATATGAGTTTAGGTAGATTTTTAAAAAAAATAGCTCCAATAGCTTTAACTGCCGTTGCAGGACCTGCTATAGGACAAGGATTAGGTGCTTTATTTGGACCTGCTGCACAAACTGCTTTGGCGAACAATCCATTTCTAGTTAGAGCTGGACTTGGATTTGTAGGATCAAAAGCTTCTGGTCGTAAAAGTAAAGATGCTCTAAGAGATGCTTTAATATCTGGTGCAGTTGGTACAGCATTAGATAGTTTTACTGGACCTGAAAATGTTGCTACTGATGTTGCAAATAGACAAAACATTAAAAGATCTTTAGATCAAGGGGTTTCTCGTAATCAAGCAATAGATGAAGCAATACAAAGCAAAAAGCTTCCTATAGAAAGTGCAAGTAAACAAATTCAAGGAGTTGCACCAAAGACTTTTAGTGGAGAGTTATTAAGAGCAGCTGGAGTCGCAGACGATAATTTGTTTGCTAAATTATTAAATACACGGCTTGGTGAGGGGTTAACTGCAGGTTTAATAGCACAATTATTAGCTGGTGATGATGATGAAGAAAGACCTCGTGAGTTTGAGCAAAGACCATTTGGCTTTGGTGGGCCTGGAGGTCAACTTGGTAGTATAAGATTTGCAGCAGATGGTGGCTTAAGTGATCCTATGAGTTTTCCAAGACGTAATGGTGGTATAGATCCATCAGAGGGTTCTGGAACAAAAGATGACGTACCTGCTATGTTGATGGCGGGTGAGTTTGTTTTGACAAAGGATGCAGTAAAAGGATTAGGTGATGGAAACCAAAGAAAGGGAATACAAAGAGCCTATGATATGATGGATAAACTAGAGGCGAGGGCGTAATGGCAAACGGCACAGTTACATATGAGAATATACAGAGATTACCACCTTTTCTTGAGGGTTTGCAAAAAAGATTGTTGCAGACAGGATTTGGTGTATTTGATGGCGAAGATCAAACCACCCCTGGCTTATTAGATAAACCACTAGGTTTACCAGGTGTACAGATTGCTGGTGCAGATCCCTTAACAACAAGGGCAGCAGAGTTAGGCGAACAAATGGTTGGCACTGCAAGGCCTTTTCTTGAGGGTGCTAGAGATCAAGCTTTAGCTGGACAACAAGCAATTACAAGTGGTCTTGCCTTCTTGCAACCAGATAGCATACAAAAATTTCAAAATCCTTTTCAACAACAAGTGATTGATGTTGCATTAAATGAATTAGACAGACAAGCAGCACAACAAAGATCAAGAGCTGATGCCGCAGCCGTTGGTGCTGGTGCTTTTGGTGGATCAAGACAAGGTGTGCAAAGAGCAGAAGCAGATAGAGGATTACAACAAGTAAAAGCAGACACATTATCAAAGTTGTTAGCAAGTGGTTTTGGACAAGCATTAAAAGCCTCACAAGAGGCAGGTAGATTATCGGGTGGTCTTGGACAAGCCTTTGGTACTTTAGCGGGCACTACAAGTGATGTAGGGCGTTTGCAACAAGCATTGGGTCAAGCAGATATATCTCAATTAACACAATTAGGTGCTTTAAGGCAAAGACAACAACAAGCAGAGCTAGACGCTCAAAGAGCAAACTTATTACAACAAGCACAAGAGCCTTTTACTAGATTGCAATTAGGACAAAACTTGTTACAAGGTATGCCTAGTGCAAGTATTCCGTCAACATTCACACAAGCTACACAACCCGCTGCTAATCCGTTTTTACAAGGAATAGGTGCTTACACTACACTATCACAGATAGCACCATTTAGTGGTGGTCCTACAGCGAACAGAGGGTAATATGGCACCAAAGAATATTTCAGGACTTAACATAGGTGATACAGATCAATTGTTAAGTGCAATGGGTTTTCAAAGACCTAAAACTGCCGCTGAAATTATGCAATTATACAATCAAGGTTTAGCTGGCAAAGGTCCTCTTAAAGATAAGTTTATTCCTCCAATTGGAAAACTTCAAACAAAACCTGGCGATACTACTGGTATGGGTATTTTAAAAGGTTTGGGTAATATTGGATTAGCTGGTTTAGAAAATTTGAGAAAAGGAACTGGATTGATTTCTGCGTTTACAAATCCTAGTGGTAATATAATTGGTGACATATTATCACAAGAGTCTCCAGAAGGTTTTAAATTAAGAGTTGAAGGCAGAGATAAATCAAAAGACACAATAGGTGGCCCAGAACCTTTTTTGCCGAATGTTGAGCCAAACATACCTGGATCAGATATATTTACTCAAGAGGGTCAAGATGCACTTGGTGCATCAGCAGCTAAAGCAATACAAAAAACACTAGGTAAAAATGTTGGTGATCCAAGTGCTTTTGGTGCAGGTGATTTTGCAGATCCTAAAACAGTGCAAAAAGTACAAGAAGAAGTTGATAAGCAAAACATTGATACCTCTGCACCAGACAGCGATATTGACTATACAGAAGATGTCTCAGACGAAGATTTAAAAACAGCTACAGAAACTGGAATTGAGGGTGCTAATACTGCGGCAAAACAAGCAACTGTAAAAGCTTTAGATGAATTTTTAAAAGAGGCGAGACCAGGTGTAAGTCCAAAAACTTTTGACGAATATATTAATGAGTTCGGTGAAGCCACTGGATTGGACATATCTGGAGAAGCAGACACAAAACAAGCACTTATGTCTTTTGGTGCCGCTTTAATGCAAAATAGAGCAGGTAAAGGATTTAACATTAGTAATATTTTAACTGGCGTTGGTGAGGCTACAGAGGCAGCAATGCCAGATTTTAGAAAAGCAGTTGCCGAGGCAAAGGCAATTAGAGCTAAAGCGGGTGCTTACGCTTTAAGTAAACGTGATGATGATCAAAAGAAAGCTATGGATAGGCGTTCATATGTTGTTATACCTAAAGCTGGTGGTTTAGCGAACAGTATACTACAAAACACAGGTAGATTTGCTAGACTTAACAGTTACGAACTTAACAGTCTTATGAATAGTGCAGATTTTAATGAACAATTTGAAGTTATAGATTCATCTGTATATACAGATATGACTAAATCATTAATTACTGCACAAGGTAAGAACAAAACTTTTCTTGAAAAACCCAAAAGCACACCTTTATTTAGCGGTTCAGATATTAAAATTGACGTTTTTTATGCTAATCCAAATGTAGCAGATGCTGGAACAAAACCAAGATTAGCTAGTGATCCAAAAAATGCTTTGGCAGCAATACAAAAAATGGAAATAGGTTTAAAAAGAGGTGAAGATAAGTTTAAAGAAATAGCTCAATTATTACAAAAGTCTGATATTACAGCACCTGATCAAATCCGATCATTTGGTGTTCAATTAGCTAGAACATTTGGGCTGAAACTTGGTGATGGTCCTGATCCAGTTAAACAATTAAAAGTTTTATTAACTGATTTAAAAGCAAGAAATGCCGCACAAATATTAGGTGAAAGTGGTAAAACGATTTCTGACAACGATAGAAAATTAGTGGCTGATATTGTTGGAGATATTGACGTATTTGATGGTGATATTGATTTATTAAAAATAAAGTTAAGAAGACTTTATGATGCTGTTATAAACGCTAGAAGAGATGATATTAACGAGGCATATACTGTTTTAGGTAATGCAGGTGTACAAATAAATAGAGGTGGCACGGCAACTGGCGGCACCGCGTTTGAAAAAGTAGAAGATGAAGGTGGCGTTTTGTATAGAAGAATTAGACCACAGGCGACGTAATGGGTATAATTAGAGTAGAAACACCTCAAGGTATAGTCAGAGTTGAAATTGAGGGTAATGAGCCAACTCAAGAAGAGTTAGCGGCTATAGATCAACAATTCTCCCCTCAACAAAAATCAAGAAGTTTTGATGATTTATTAGAGGAGGCTAAGAAAACTACTCCCACTGTGCAAGGTCAACCAACACAAGCGAACTTTGATACAGAATCTGGCATACAGAATTTTGGTTTAAGATCTGCATTATCCATAGCAGAAAATAATGCAGAAGAAGAAGCAATACTTGCAAAACAGGGTTTTTCAACAGCAGATTACACAAGAGATAATAGGGGAAGATTAGCATTAACTCCTAGTGGTGCTGCTAAAGTTGGTGTTCAGACCGATAAAAATGTCCTTATAGATGAGGAAGGTTTTAGTAGAAACGACTTATCAGATTTAGTTGGAATATTACCAGAGTTAGCAGGTGGTGTAACTGGTGCCATTAAAGGTGCGACTATTGGAACTGGAATTGCTCCTGGCTTTGGAACATTGTTAGGTGGTGCAGTTGGTGCATTTGTTGGTGGTGGTGGTGGATCTCTTGTTGAAGAGGCCATAGAGGGTGTTGCTGGCGTATCAAAACAAACGGCTGGAGATATAGCACAAGATGCGGCAATAGAGGGTGGTATAGCTGCTGCTGGTGAACTTTTGTTCGGTATACCTATATTAGCTTACCGAGCAATAGCTCCATCTGGTAGAAAGTTTATACAAGAAGCAAGTAAAGAAGATTTAAGAATTACTGCAAAAGGTATTGAAAAAGGACTTGAACCTACAATAGCACAGATAAAAGGTAGACCTATTGCAGCTAAGTTCCAACAATTACAAGAGAGTGTTCTTGGTGGATCTCCAAGGACACAAAAAATTGCACAAGCTATGGATAAAGAAATAGCAGATCTTAATAAGTTTGTTAGTCAAGCCGCCACTGAGGGTAGTGACAAAACGGCAGGTGAATTATTTATTGAATTTGAAAAAAAATTTGGAAAAGAGTTAGCAAAAAAACAAACCACTGCTTATGGATCTATTATGAACGCTTTAAAAGAGTCTGCTGATAATCTAGCAGGTGGTTTAGAAAGAGATCAACTCTTAGATGACAATATTTTTAATTTTGTACAAAAATCTGCAAAAAATTTTGAAGATACCATGTCACAACAATGGGCAACGATTAACGAGGTTATTGAAACAGCTATAGGTGATACAAAAATATTACCAACTTCAACTATCAAAGAAGTTGCAGACCTAGCAGAAAAAAAGTTTGCACAAGCAGGAACTGGTAGATTAGCGACAGAGGAGGGTAGAATTGGCCTATCTCTTGTAGAAGATTTAAGGGCTTTAGGTGATAAATCATCATTTACAGACGCATATCAATTAAGAAGAAAACTTTGGGATTTAAAAAATGCACCTAAAACAGAAGCGGAATTAGCACAAAAATCAATAATAGACAATTCAGTAAATTTAACTCAAGTTTGGGATGACGCTATTTTAAAAGTAGATAATTTACTTTTAAGATCAAACATTGATTCTTTAAGTAAAGACATCACAGATCAGTTAGGCTCTGAAGCTTTTAGAAAAATGCAAGTGGCTTCTAAATTGTTACCAAAAGCAAGAAAACAATTTAGAGAGGGTACTGCTTTATATAATGATATTTCAAGCACTTTAGGATCAAAAGAACTTGTTGAACAAATGCGTAGTGGTGCTTTTAACATATCAAGACCTGGTGCTTTAACTGGATTGACACAAAGAGTTATAGGTAAAGGTGGCACACCAACAGGTTTAAACAGACTAAAAAAAGCATTGAGTGATGCAGATTATAATCAAATTAAAACACAAATGGGAAAAGATTGGTTACAAGGTGCTTTAAACAAAACTGGATTTGATTCAATAAATCCCACTAATTTTAAACCAAATGAATTTATAAAATCATTAGATGATTTAGGCGACACAGGTGTCGAGCTATATGGCAGAGCGGAATACAATAGATTAAAACAAGTGGCTAAAGGTTTTGAAGATTTAAAAATAACTAATTTAGACGAAGATATGATTACACAAGCAGTTGCACAAGGACTTGATGGTGGTGTGGCAAATGCAATGCGTGGTGCTTTAAATACGCTACAAGAAACATCAAGACTTAGAACAAATAGTGTCTTTGCAAAAATTAGAAATAATAATTTAGATCCAGAAGAGGCACTTGATTTAGTTATGTCATCTGGTGCAACTCGTGGTGACGTAAGAGCTGTAATGGAATTTTTTAAAGAAAGTCCAGCAGAGTTAAAAACTATACGAGGTGCTTATGTTGAAAACATGCTTGATAATATAGGTGCTGTTACAAATGCAGATGGCATGAAGCAACTAGCAAAAAATATTAGAATGGCAGATAAAAGCAACAAACTAGACATTGTTTTTCCAAACGTGGGCGATACTGCTGGTGTTGCTGGTAACATAAGAGATTTTGGTAAAATTTTAGAAAAAATATCAACTAACATACCAAAAGGAGATTTAGTTGCAGCTGGTATTTTAGCAAATGTTTTTAATAATGTCGGAAGAATAGCAAAAATGTTTGTTCTTGGACAAATGTTTACAGGTAAAAAAGCAATGAAAGAGATAGTAGATGCGTCCAAAAAATTAGATGGCATACAAAATCCAAGTATTGCAGATCAAAGAGCATTCCTAGAATCAGTGTCAAATGCGTTTAGGCCAGGACAAGCTATAACACAATCTGTAGAAGAAAATGTAAGTGATGCCTCAGATCAAATACAAGCAGTTACACAAAACGCAGGTATAAATCAAGCTTTGGCAAACGTAGCAAGTAATACACAAAATCAAATTAAAGGAATACAAGCAGTTAATCCAAATACAAACATAGGGAAAATAGATGTTACAAGTCCAGGAACTGGTGCGGCACTTGGTTTATCGCCTATTGATCAAGCCATAGCAGCTAGAAGAGGATCACCATTGACTGTACCAAAAGAACAATATGGGAGTTTATTTAATCAATGAACATAGATGAGTTAAGAGAAGAAATAGCTACTGATGAAGGTAAGGTTATGTCCGTGTACCTAGACCATCTTAACTTACCCACGCTAGGAATCGGTCACCTTATTACTGAATGGGATGAAGAGCATGGCAAACCAGTTGGCACAGAGGTATCTGAAGAAAGAGTTAACGAGCTATTTGCAAAAGATATTGCAACAACAATATCAGAGTGTAAGGAGCTTTTTGAAAACTTTGATAATCTACCAAATGAAGTTCAAAAAATATGTGCAAACATGATGTTCAATATGGGTAGGCCACGTTTAAGTGGATTCAAAAAATTTCGTGCTGCGATAGCAAACAACGATTGGCAAGAGTGTGCAATTCAGATGGAAGACAGCCGTTGGCACAAACAGGTAACAAAGAGAGCGAATCGCCTAATATCAAGAATGAGAGCGGTCGAGGGTACCTAATCCTAACGTCTTTACGTTGCTTGTAATATCATGTTTTTCATATTCTTTATCGACTAATAATCCAATCTGTTGACGTATATTTCTACGCTCTTTATCGCATATAGCTTTAAGTTTGTTGTAAGTTGGAATGTCTATTCCTATTGACTTGAATTTTGATGTGTCTGTCATTATACTACCCCCATGACTTATAAATACCCATTTATACCCAAAAAAAATAGAACAAGCAACAATAAGTATTTTGCAAAAAAAACTATTGCTATGGGATTAAAATTTGATAGTAGATGGGAAGCAGAACGTTGGGGTCAGTTAAAGTCTATGGAAAGAGCTGGTATAGTGACTCAACTAGAGCGTCAAATTAAATATGAATTAAGTATAAATAATATTAAAATATGTGATTATATTGCTGACTTTAGATATCTTCTCGAAGAAGAGGATGGGTTGTCTAAATTAGTGGTTGAAGACGCAAAAGGCATTTTGACACCAGAGTTTAAACTAAAAAAGAAGATGATGAAAGCTATACATGATATAGACATTCATCTCTCCTATAAAAATAAATCTAACTAATTTTTAGTTTTATTATCTCCTTTATTAAATCTTTTTTCAAGCTCACGTTTCATAATCTCAAGCTTTGACATATTTTCTTGATTAATAGAACTGCCAGGCCCATTCTTATAATTTCTTCTACGTTCTATTTCATTATTAGCCCAAATGAGTCCACACTTTACAGAACAGAAGTTACCAAATTTCATAACAAACTTATGAGTAAAACATTCCGTTTCATAATAAATCTTATTATCTGCTCCTTTTCTTGGCACTTCTTTTTTAACTGGTAAGTTACCAGTGTATCTCTCATTAGGTTTAGTACCATAAAAAGTTTTAGTTTGAGGCTTTGACTCTCTTTGACAGTTATAACAAGTTACAACATGACTAAGTTCTTTAGGTCCAGATTGACTATCATCTCTCATTTTTTTCTCCAAAAACTTTTTTCATTTCTAAATTACGAAGTTGCTCTAATTGCTCATTAACTTTACGCTTCTCTCTTCTTGCGTATCGATAATCCTTAGTCATCAATGCAACAGTTGAAGCAATAGACCTTTCATCTTCCTTTGCAATTTTAACGAAATCAGCATAAACATTCCCATGAACATTGAGAGATTTAAATTTATTTTTCTCTTCTAACTCCTCTAGTTCATACAAAGGTTCCATATAATTGCCATCTGGATCGGCAAATTTTTTCTCAAAAAAATTATGCAGTTTTTGATGAGCCTCTGCAATAGTAATGACACCATTCTCTGCTTCTTCAATAATTTTTCTTGAGATTTGATCCCAAGTTTCATTTGGCTTTTTTACCAAATGTTGCCGTATCTTTGGCTTTCTAAAAAATTTACCCACTTTATCCTCCATATGTAAAATTAAGTAAAAATAATTAAAGTATGTAACTATACATAATAGTAAATAAAATTAATGCAAGTATTTTTTTTTAAATTTAATTATTGACATTTAGGTTATGTGTGCCTATGTTGTAGGTATCTAGTGTCTATTTTATATAAAGAGAAAGGAATAATTATGGATTTAGATTTTTTACATATGCCTTTGCAGGATTTGTTCAAGTATCGTGAAGACTTGAAGAACCAAATCCAAGCGTTAAAGGATAAACAAGCTCATCTTAATGATGATCTTGCAATTAGGTTTGGCAACACTGCAAGAAATAAACTTGCAGATGATGGCAAAGATTATGGCTCTGTAACATTACATGAGCATGGCTATAAAGTTAAAGTTAGCTTGAGGCAAAAAGTTACTTGGGATCAAGAGGGTCTTGCACAATCTTTGATGGATATGAATCAAGATGATGCAAGGCACTATGCTAAGATTACTTATGGCATTGATGAGCGTAAGTATAACAATGCACCTCCTGCTATCAAAGCAAAACTACAAGAACACAGAACTGTAGAATTAACTGGTACATCTGTGGATATTACGGAGGATACTAATGGCTCTTAAGATTATTACCGCTGATGAAAGGTTAGCAGAAAAGCGTGGTCATAAGATTGTTGTTTGTGGTCAAAGTGGTGTGGGTAAGACAACTCTTGCCCGTACCCTTGATCCCGACACTACTTTGTTTATGGACTTGGAAGCTGGTGATGCCGCTATTGAAAGATGGCCTATTGATGTAATTAGACCAAAGACTTGGGAAGAGTGCAGAGATTTTGCATGTTTTTTAGGTGGCCCTAATCCAGCTCTAACACCTGAACAACCATACTCAGTAGTTGAATACGAGAGAGTTTCACAGATGTATGGTGATTCTATTGAAATGATGAAAAAGTATGACAGCATCTTCGTGGATAGTATTACTGTAGCAGGTAGATTGTGCTTTCAATATTGTTTAGGACACCCTGATAATAAATCAGATAGAACTGGCAAGGTTGACACAAGAGCCGTCTATGGTATGCAGGGTCGTGAGATGATGTCATGGCTTACCCATCTGCAACATATTAGGTCTAAGAATGTTATCTTTGTTGGTATCTTAGATGAGAAGGTTGATGACTATGGTAGAACTTTATATGAGTTACAGATTGAGGGTTCTAAGACTGGTCGTGAGCTTCCAGGTATTGTTGATGAGGTAATTACTATGGCAGTTATGCCAAGTGAGGAACATGGTCCTTATAGGGCTTTTGTATGTCAAACACTTAACCAATGGGGTTATCCAGCAAAAGATAGGTCTGGTCAATTAGAAGTAATTGAAGAACCACACCTTGGTAAGCTATTGGCAAAAATCAGTGGTAGGTCAAGCGAAAATAGGGATTTAAATTTCGTTGACCCAAATGCAATCAAATCTAGCGAAAAAGGAGATACAAAATGATTGATTTTAATGAAGTCCCAATGGGTGGCGGCGGTGGAGGAGATTTTGAGTTAATCCCTGCTGGCACTGTAGCTCGTGTTATCTTAACTATGAAAAGGGGTCCTGAAGTTATCCCTGATTACTCAACACAACCCATGTTCAAGCAAGGTCAAACTGGCACTAAATGGCTTGAGTGTGAGTTTACTGTTGTTGGTGGCAAGTATGATAAACGTAAGTTTTGGCAGAATATCATGGTTGATGGTGGCAAGATTAATCCTGAAAGTGGTATGCCTTGGTGCAAAGAAATTGGCATCAGAACTTTTAGAGATATTATTAACAGCACTTTTGGTCTTGATCCAAATGACACCTCACCAGAGGCAGCCATGAAAAGAAAGGTCAATGATTTAAACGTGCTTGATGGTGCAGAGTTTTGTGTCAAGGTAGCTGTTGAAAAAGGTACTAATGGCTATGCAGATAAGAATAAGATGATGGTTGCTCTTGCTGTAAATAGCAATGAGTATATTGGTTCTGCACAAGCACCCCAAACTAATAACCAACAACCTCAACAACCCAATGGAAATAGTCCATTACCACCTTGGGCAAAGAAGTAGGTTTCTAGGTTTCTAGCGGCAGGACTGCTTTCTCGTCTGCTAGAGTCGGTTTGGGTAGCACCGATGCCGCAAAGCTACCCATTTAACTAGGAAACAAACATGATTTTAAGACCATATCAAGAAGTAGCAGTAGACGATGCTTCAACTGCTTTAGACAAACACAAAAACACAATTGTAGTCGCACCAACAGGTGCAGGCAAAACAATTATGTTGTCTGCCTTGGTTGGCAAGAGATTCAAAGTAGGCAACAAAGTTCTTATTCTGCAACATAGAGATGAGTTAGTAAGACAGAATAGAACTAAGTTTTCTAGGGTTAATCCCAATATAACAACTAGCATTGTTGATGGCACAGAAAAAGACTGGTCTGGCAACACGATATTTAGCATGGTGCAAACATTATCAAGAGAAAACAATCTGAATAACATTAATCACTTCGACTTAGTTGTGGTTGATGAAAGTCATCATGCAGTAGCAGATACATATATGCGTATCATTGACAAAGTTAAACAAGCAAATGAATCAGTAGAGATTGTTGGCTTTACTGCAACACCTAATCGTGGAGACAGAAAAGGTCTTAAAAAAGTATTTACCAACTGCTCACATCAGATTGAGATTAACACATTAATTAGAGAAGGCTTCTTAGTACCACCTAAAACATACGTTGTTGATGTAGGTGTGCAGAAAGATTTACAAAATGTACGCAAGACAGTAACTGATTTTGACATGTCAGAAGTAGAAAAGATTATGAACAAACGTGCCATTAACGAAAAGATTGTTGAAGAATGGCAAGACAAGTCTGGAGAGAGAAAGACAGTTGTTTTCTGTAGTACGATCACTCACGCACAAGATGTATGTGATGAATTTAGAAAGAAAAATATTCGAGCAGAAATTGTAACTGGTGATACACCGAGCGAACAACGTAAAGAAATATTACATGATTTAGAGTATGGTGATGTGCAAGTGGTTGTTAATGTTGCCGTGTTGACCGAGGGATTTGATGCACCTCCCATTAGTTGCATTGTTCTTACAAGACCATGTTCATACAAATCAACTATGGTGCAAATGATTGGTCGTGGTCTTAGAACAATCAGTCAAGAAGAATATCCTGGATTAATAAAGAAAGATTGTATCGTTTTAGATTTTGGTACGAGCGTTCTTACACACGGATCACTTGATGAGGGCGTTGACCTTGATGGTGCTCAAGCAAACGTCAATGGAGCAACGCCACTTAAAAACTGCCCAGAGTGTCAATCTGAAATACCATTGTCATCAAGAGAGTGTCCTATTTGTGGCTATGAGTTTGGAACACAAGATAAAGAGGTTCTTGAAAACTTCACCATGACAGAGGTTGATCTCATTGATAGATCACCATTTAGATGGCTTGACTTGTTTGAAAATAATAGATGTATGATGGCAAGTGGTTTTAACGGATTTAGTTTGGTTGCACACTTAGATGACCTTTCTGTAGCTCTTGTAAAGCGTAACAAAGGTCGTTTAAGAGTTATTAGTGTTGGAACAAAGGAACAGGCCATTGCCTCTGCTGATGACTTTCTCAGAGGGATTGAAGATGGTGATGGATCAAAAAAAGGTAAAAGATGGTTGAATCAAGGTGTAAGTGTAAAGCAAAAAGACGCATTAGCACAATTAGGTCAATTTGTTAGACCTATGGATTTTAGTTGGAACAAATATAAAGCCGCATGTTGGTTAAATTATTTGTGGAATAAAAAAGAAATTGATGCAAAAATTCTAAGCTATTACGAAGGAGATAATAATGCAACGTAGTGAAGCATTGAAAAAAGTAGATTTAATTATTAATGGGCCGAGAGCTAAATCTCATGGCGATGCTACGGAAACACATACATACATAGCTCAAATGTGGAATATATTATTAAGAAAGAAATTAAAAGAGCCTTTAGACATACACGACGTTTATAGAGCTATGATTGGAATTAAACAAATTAGAAACAGTCAGAATCCAAAAGTTGATGATAACATGATCGATATTATTGGATACGCTGCATTAGCTTTGGAGGCAAAAGATGGCAAGAATGGTAATTGAATATACTATTCAAGAAGAAAATGATGTAGGTGTCGAAAATTTTAAAGATGGAAAGATGTTCGTTCAATTTAGCTTTGATGATCACCCAGATATTACTGCACATAAGATGCAAGATGCGTTGATAAATGTGATGGATAAAAATAAAAATTATGTTTTAAATATAAGCTTTATCGCCAAATTTGAAGGCGTAACAATGGCAGAGGGTGCCGTGTATAAAGAAGGAGAAGGTAGATGGATAAACCCACAATCGGAGACGATTCATTAAAAAATTTAACTAAGTTATTCACACAAATCGGTTGGAATAAAAAGTTAAGCGAACTTAGTGAAGATGAAATACTCGTCACAATACTAATCATGCAGTTCTCAAAAAGGATAGATTCAGATGAACAATATACAAAGGACAGACTCGACAAATTACTTTTTGAATATGTCTACGAAAAGCAAGATGAATCAGAAATCAACGAAGACGAAATACCTTTTTGAAGAAGTTATTGATCAAACTATTGTAGATAAAAATAAGAGAGAGCCTAGACGTAAGTATTTAGGTGCATCAATGTTAGGAGACAAATGTGCAAGAAAAATACAATATATCTACACTGGTTGTGAGCCTGATGAGGAAAAAAAGTTCAACGCTAGAACCTTTAGAGTTTTTCAATTAGGGCATGAGCTGGAAACAAGTATGGCGGGTTGGATTAGGAACGCGGGGTTTGACATAAGAACTATGGATAGTAATGGCGAACAATTTGGTTTTTCTATAGCAGAAGATGAAATCAAAGGACACATAGATGGTGTAATTTGTTCTGGCCCATTGAGCGTAAGTTATCCTATGTTATGGGAGTGTAAATCTGCTAATGAGAAAAAGTTTAGAGATTTTAAAATGAAAGGTATAAAAGCCAATCCTACTTACGAAGTTCAAGTTGCATTATATCAAGCATATATGGAGCTAACAGAAAACCCTTGTTTATTTACAGTTATCAACAAAAATACTAGTGAAATATTTTATGAGCTGGTTCCGTTTAATCAAAGTTTAGCACAATACGCAAGTGATAGAGCAGTTGATATATTAAAGGCATCTAAACAAAATGAAATGTTACCTAGAATAGCACAAAATAGAGATGTTTTTGATTGTAAGTGGTGTCAGTTTGCAAACACATGTTGGGGAGAAAGTTGATGGCGACACGGAAGGTAGCAAGGTGCCGCCATCAAAGGGAATGGTAATGAACATTATAAAGTTTGGCAATAGTAAAAGGACTATGGATGCAAGGGAGCTTGTAGAGTTAATCAGTGAGAAAGTTCCAGCACATGTTCAAATTGATTTACTTAAAGACACATACCCACAAGGTGTTGTTAGAGGTGATCAGTTTACTATTGGATCACTTGGTGGAGAGGCAGGCAAATCTCTTAAAATAGACATAAATCCTAGATCTCCATACTTTATGAAAGGTCAAGATTTTAATGGTGCAGATGGCGTTGGAGGCATTGTAAAAATACTAATGGAGGGTAGAAACATGAAGTTGCCTGAAGTTAAAGAGTTTTTTGATAATTATTTAGATGATGATGCACCAAGACCAGTTGAAAAAATAAGTTCTATTGTTGACCCTAACATACAACAGATAAATCTAAACACACCCTATGATAGCGAACATAAGTATCTTAATGCACAAGGTGAGTTGCTTTGTCTTGTTCGCAGATACAATGCAAAGGATGATGAGGGCAACCCTGTTTTAGATAGTCATGGTAAGCCAAAAAAAGAGTTTAGGCAGTTCACTGGTGGCAGTAATTATCCAAAGATGCCAGATGTTAGACCACTCTATAATATACCGAACATAGTTGCGTCAGATAAAATAATATGGGTAGAGGGCGAAAAGTGTGCAGATGCACTTAATGAGCTTGGTTATACTGCTACATGTACAATGGGTGGTGCTGGTATGTTGTCCAAGAAGTCTGCAAATCTATTTGACTTTTCACCTTTGCATGAAAAAGAACTTATAATATGGCCTGATAATGATAATGCTGGTCGTAAATTAGCAGAACTTGTCCAAGAACTTGCATTAAATGCTGGTGTAAAATCAGTAACTACATTAACACCACCAAGGGGTAAGCCCGAAAGATGGGATGTTGTTGACGCTGTAGCCGAACAATTTAACATAAATGAGTTTCTTAACACAAATGTAAAGCAAGTTAAGAAGAACATTAACCTTCTTGATGATAGTTTATTAATAAATAGATTTGTTGGTGATGCACCAGTACAGAAGTTTTTGATAGCGAACACTCTTCCATTGGCTGTACCAATTATTTTTTCTGCCGCAGGAGATGCTGGTAAAGGTATGATGACACTTGACCTAGCTATGAAAGTATCAAGTGGTTCACCCATGTCAGAGTCTTTTGGTGGCACAATTAGTGAGTTTGGTAACTCTATTATATTTACTGCTGAAGATGATGAGGCAGAGATGCACAGAAGAATAGAAAGGCTTGACATAGAAAATCAAAGGTCAAGCTATGAGCATGAATTAAGAATAGTAAGTTTGCCTAATGTTGGTGGTGTTTTTCCTATATTACAAGAAACACATGATGGTTATAGAACAAGTGATGAATTTGATAAACTTTACGAACAAATACTGCAAATGAAAGATTTAAAACTTATAGTTTTTGATCCATTAGCATCTTTTGTTCACGCAGATGTTAATGCAGATCCAGCGGCGGGTGCAGCACTAACTGGATTACTTGCACAGATAGCTACAGAAACTGGTGCGTCAGTTATTATGTGTCATCATATGACAAAAATTAAAGAAGATACAGTTGTTAGTACGCCAGAACAAGCAAGAAACATGATCAGAGGTACGTCTGCATTAGTTGATGGTGTCAGATGTGCTTTTGCTCTATGGCAAGTAGATGAAGCAACTGGCAGAAGACGTTGCCAAGATCTAGGCATAGATTATCAAAGAAATAAATGCTTTGATGGTGCAGTTGTGAAATCAAACGGGCCTGCAAATAGAAATATTAGACATTTTATAAGAGATGAGTTTAGTGGTTTGTTATTAGATAGGAGTGATGATATTTCAAGATTACATACTGGCTCTAATAAAGAGATAAAAAAGACTGCATTGTTCAATTGGATTGCAGATTGTGAGAGAGAAGGCAGAGCAATGACCCAACAGTCTGGTGCAGACGCTATCTTACAACGTATGTCTGCTGATACAGACGCACCGAATGTGCTTAACAACTGCACACAACGCATGATTGATGGCATAGTAAGAGAACTTATACAAGAGGGCAGAATTGCAAAGTATTCATTTAGCACAAGTGGTGGTCGTAAGTGGCTTGGCACAATAGATGGCGATATGAGTAGAGGTGAATACGAGGCAACCACTGCGAGAGACAATGTATAAACTTCCAAACAATAATTGTGTAATTAGCTTTAGTGGTGGAAGAACTAGTGGGTTTATGTTGAAGCAAATTATCGATAATAACAATGGTTTACCACACAATGCGGTTGTTTGTTTTGCAAACACTGGCAGAGAAATGCCACAGACATTAGAATTTATTAATGATTGTTCGCTCAACTGGGGACTGAAAATTGTCTGGTTAGAATATGATTTGAATGATCAAAACAAACATATATTCAAAGTGGTAGACTATGAAACTGCTAGTAAGAAAGGCGAACCATTTGATAAATTGATAAATAAGCATCAGATGTTACCAAATCCATTAGCAAGGTTTTGTACTGGTAGTTTAAAAAGAGATACCATAAGTAAATATCTCAGAAGCCTTGGTTGGAGAAGATGGCACAATGTAATGGGTATTAGATCAGATGAAAAACATAGATGTAAAGATGGTTTTCAAAATGGCTTTTATCCACATTATCCAATGGTTGAGGCTAATCACAGCTTAATTGATGTAGATAGGTTTTGGAGCGAACAACCTTTTAAATTAAATTTACCAGTCGTAAGAGGTAAAACAATAAAAGGCAACTGTGATTTATGTTTTCTTAAATCTGAATCACAACTTGCATCTATGGTGAGAGATCACCCTGAATTAGCCCAGTGGTGGATAGATGCCGAACAAAGACTTAATAAAAGATTTGAGCGTAAAAGAAGTATGCAAGAGTTTGCCAATTTTGTTAACGCACAACAAGATTGGATATTTAATGATGAGGCATATCTTTGCCAACAAGATGGTGGGGAGTGTACAGGTTGAAAATAGTAGATTTATTTAGTGGCATAGGTGGATTTAGCTATGCTGCCGAAAAATTAGTGGGAGGATTTGAGACAATAGCTTTTGTTGAACAAGATGATTATTGTCAAAAAGTCTTGCGTAAACATTGGCATGATGTACCAATATATAGTGATATAAGGAGTTTTGATGCAAAAGAATACAAAGACGCAGACATCGTTGTTGGAGGATT